TCATCCCCAACCCCGACGACTTCGGCGACCTCATGGAAGGTCTGCAGGTCTACGGCTACGAGACGATCAAGGCGGCCGGCCTCGGCCACTTCTACGCGGCCAAGGGTTAAACCTCTAACCCCGGGTCGGTAATCAGACCGGCCCGGGCTCCCTGCAGCAAAGGAGATTCAAGCATGGGTACTTACAATCTGACGAAAGGCGATAGCCGGCCGGCCGCAATGGACTATGGCCAGATTTTCGTTGCCAGGATCCCCATCGTGGTGACGGAGATCATCGCTGCCAACGCGACCCTGACGGCCAACGCCAAGATCACGGCGGCAGACGTCATCCAGATTTGGGACGTCCCGGCCGGATGCGTTCTTCTTCCTGGCCTTGCGGCCTTCAAGATCGTCGCTCCCGGCACGGCCTCCAACACGGCAGACATCGGGATCGGCGGCGCAACCGACCATCTTTTCGACGGCGTCGCGCTCGACAGCGCAGCGGGCACCATCGAGTTTGTCGCCGATGACCAGGAATGGGGCACCGACAACTACGGCGGCCTCGACTTCGAAACGACGGACACCATCGACATGATTTTCGTGGCCGACGAAGTGACCGGGAGCTTCGTGCTCTACCTTCCCGGCTATATGTGCGACTAGGTCGGCTCACGTTGAACTGAAACCGCTCCGGGCGTTCAGCCGGGCGCCCGGAGCTTCTTAAAATGGTTTAACGGCGGTTTCGACATGACAACGCCGTTATCCAATCGAAACTTTAGACAGGAGGTTACGATCATGGCACTGGACCCGAAAGGAAAGTATCTCATCCAGGAAGGAAGCGGCCACGTCTATGTGTGGTCGGAAGCGCTCGCGGCAAGGAAAGATATGAGGCCCTACGATCATCAGACGAAAGGCAGCAAGGCCCTTGAGCCCACGGCGACCGAGAAGCGCGTGCCTATCGAGCTTCAGGGTAAAACCTTCCTCGTCGAGGATGGGCTTCATGCTGTCCTGACCGACATGGGCAAGGTCCTCGTCGCTCTCCAAGAAGAGGCCCGAGCACTGAAGGAGAAGGCGGCAGGCTTCGAAGCCTTCAAGGAGCGCCTCGAGACCGACAACCTCGACCTCCAGGAGCAGCTCGAGAAGGCGACGGCAGAGCTCAAGCAGTTCACCGAGGCCAGCGAACCGGCGCCCCAGGAGAAGAAAGGCAGGAAGTAAGTGGGCACGATCTACGCAAGCACGCTCTTCACCGAGGTCGACGGGGTCCTTCTCGACACCGACAAGGTGAGATGGACGGACGCCGAAAAGCTCCGCTATCTCAACGCCGGGCAGCGCCAGGCCGTCATTCTGAAGCCTGACGTCTACACGGTGAGCATGGTCTACAAGCTCGCTACTGGCACCAAGCAGAGCGTCCCGGACGGGACCAGCTCGTTCCAGACTCCCGCGGCCGCGACGATCCCCGAGTGCATCCAGTTCCTTCGCCTGATCCGGAACATGGGCACGACCGGCCTCGTGGCGGGTGCGGCCATAACTCCGGTCGGCATGGACTTCATGGATGCCTACAACCCGGATTGGCACAGCGCCACGGGCAACGCCGTCGTCAAGAACTACATCTACAACGAAGAGGATCCGCGGCACTTCTACGTCACACCCCCGCAACCGTCGGCATCTCAGGGATATGTGGAGGCCGTCTTTTCTGCCGTCCCTGCTGATGTCGTGGCCGCAGCGGGCCCGAGCTACGCCGTGGCCATCACGATCTCCGACGTCTACAAAGACATCCTCGTCAATTACATCCTGTTCCGATGCTACGCGAAGGACGCGGCGAATTCGCCATTCAACGCGGCCAGGGCGACTGAATACTGGAACCTCTTTGTGCTGGGGCTCGAGAGAAAGGATCTGGTGAGGCGGGAGTACAGCCCGAACCAGAAAAAGCAGAACCCGTCTACGGAGTAGAACGCAAACCAGAGGAGTTCAAACCATGAAGAAAATCAGACTCATCCTTTACTCGGCCCTCGCCGTCTTACTGACGGCAGCCATCGCAATCTCCCCCGTCTACGCGGCAAATGCCCTGACTTCTGTGACGGGAGTGGTCACAGGGACAACCGTGGCGACCTTCAATGTCCGCGGCAACCAGGGTGCCGTTCAGATCTTCCTGAAATACGGGAAGGGAGACGGGACCAGCGTGGCCGTTTCTACCATCGAATTCGTCGTGCCGCAGCTCGGCACAACGCTTTACAGGGTGCCTGCCTCTGCCTCCTCCGGGACTACTCTCGGAGCGTACACCCTCACCCTGGACGCCACGGGAAATTACATCATCACGCTGGCTTACGTCCCGCGTGAGGCCACGAGCATGAAGGTGACGATCGCCTTTACCGGCGGCTCAACGCAGACCATGCAGCTCGACGCCAAGGTCGACGTCAACTAAGGAGGATGAGAACCATGCGAAAGACACTCCTTGCCATCACTCTCGCTGCGCTGCTTGCGGCCGTGCCGGCCTTCGCCGTCGGCCCTCCGGGCTCCGGAAGCGGTTCGGGCGTTCAAGTGGCAGCAGATTGCGATGTTGCCGCTTATTATCCCATCGGCACCCTCTGCCAGGATTCCGGCGACGGGAAGCTCTACAAGGGCACCGGGGCGGCTGTGGTTGAGCTTGCGGCTGGGGCATCGGGCGACTTCCTCGCCGACGGCACGGTCCCCATGACGGGGGCCATCATCCCCGATTCGGCTGGCGGGCAGACCATCGGCACGACCTCGGCCGAATTCGGGCATATCTACCTGCATAACAGCAAGTCCATCTACTTCCAGGCCGACCAGAGCGTCTACCTGACGGGCGGGGCGGGTGCCTTGAGCCTCACGGGTGGAAATTTCGTCCCCGGCGCGGCCACCCTGACCCTCGGGAGCACGGCGGCTGAGTGGGGTGGGCTGTACCTCGGGGATGGAAAGATCATCTATGGACAGGCCGATCAGAGCAACACTATCACCTCTTCCGCTACGGGATGGACCTTCAACCTGCCCGTCACAACGCAGGGTGCCAAGCTGACAGGAGGAACCAACACCTTCAACCTGACCAATGGCACGGCCTCGCTGGACGTTGCGGCGGGTGCGGCGGTCAATATCGATACCTCCCTGGCCGTCAATACGGCATCCGTGACGTTGGTCGGAAAGTCGGGCGGGTCAAGCCTCACCCTCCCCACGGCCATTTCCCTTGACGGCACCCTGACGGACGGACGCCTGTGCACCTACGCCTCTTCCGGTACGGTCATCTCCTGCAACACGGCAACGACCACGTTCCAGACGGCTGATGCCGACCTGACCAGCATCGCAGGGCTGACCGCCACTCGCGGCGACATTATGTACGTCGGGTCCGGGGGGACCTGGGCCGACCTAGCCATAGGTGCAGCCGGGACAGTTCTACAAACAAACGGGACAGATCCTTCATGGGCACTGATTTCCGCAGACAACCTAACCAGTAATACCATCACCGCGACTCAACTCGCTGCGACCCTGACGTTTGCGGAAGGAGACTTCCTCGACCTTTCAGCCATTACCATGAGCGGGACGAACGATGAGGGAATCTCTCTCCCCTATTGGGCTAATGTAACTCCAGCCAGTGGGGCCACGAAACGGTTCATCACTTGGGATGAATCTGGTGGAGTACTCAAGATTTACTCCGGCTCTGGGTGGACGACCATCAACCCGTCTGCTGGCGCCCCCACGGATGTGGCCTACCTTGTCATCGGGTCTGGATCAGCTTCCCTATCGGCAGAGCGAGTTATCACGGAAGGAACGGGAATCGACTTTACCGACGCAGGTGCAAACGGCAATTACACTATTGCCGTCGATACCACGGAGATCGGGACGACGACATGGGGAAGCGGTTCGGAAGTGGTATGGACGTTCAACGCATCGGGCGGGACGGACCCGACCCTTACCTTCGGGAACGCCTCTGCTACCTTTGCGGGCACACTTTCCGCTACCGCCTTTTCCGGTCCTCTTACGGGCAATGTGACTGGCAACTGCTCCGGTTCTGCCGCGACGGTGACGGACGCGGAACTGGCAGCGATCCAGGGCCTCACCTTTGCCGACGCCTCGATCATCCAACTGACGGGCGCTGCGGCGGCTGCGGTCCTGACGAGCGGCGGGAACAACTATGTTCTCAAGGCGACATCGGACAATTCGGCCCTTGAGTTTGCGGCTCCCACGGGCACGGGTGCCCCGGTCCTCGGGACGGCACCTTCCTTCACTACGAGCATCACTCCCAACTCTGCCGGGGCGTCTACCATCGGCACGACATCCCTTGAGTGGGGGAACGTCTACCTGACCGACTCTGCCGTGATCTACGGGCAGGCTGATCAGAGCGCAACCCTGACATCCTCGGCTTCGACGTGGACGGCCTCAGCCTTCACGGTGACGGGCACCCTCACGGCCAACGGCAATACAGTGGTGGGCAACGCCGACACGGACACGCTGACGCTTCGCTCCCTGCTGG